TGTAACATACCGGATAGTAACTTCTTATGATGGGCGATGGTTTGCTCATCTACACCATTAGCCGGACGAAGTATCCATAATTCATGTGCTTCGGCGCACTCACGACAAGTGGTATATTCTGCTACTTGTTCTAAGCATATCGAGGGCAGAGCATGTCCACAGAAATCACATTGTTCTTTTTTGCCCATGACCTTCATTTCTGAGAGCGGGTGCTTTCCACGTATAACAGACCGTGCAGCCTGAAATGCACTATCAATGGTAGGTGCTTCTACTATTACATTATCAATCAATAGGCGTTCGGAGTAGGGGTGATTTCTATCACGCCTAAATTTTACTTCGATCATCCATTTACTCATTTCAAATCTCCCTTGTGCCCTTTCGGGCGGTTGAGTGAGCTTGCCTCCCCCATTACGGGTTCAGAGGGTAAAACCCTCCCGACGGGCGATGGTCTGCCCGTCTGCACAATCAGCTATGTAACGTCTGCGAGGGGAGTGAGGATGTTACAATACACCGTCCCCGGGGGTGCTAGAATGATGTTTTCCGGGAGGTTTTTCCTCCCTATATTTTCCCAGAAGGTTGCTATGGCCTTCTCTCCTTGGTACTTAGCCATGTATCGGAGTTCCAACCCTGATTCCTCTGCCGCGCATTTTAATATGCGGGTTGGGATGTATAATTTGTTCCGAAATGACTGCGCATTTTTGAAGCTGTCAAATGCGAATATGGGGGACTGTGGGCTTCTGACGGGTTTTCCCATCACGTAATTTATCTCATACGGGAAATAACTGTTCACTGACAGCATTAATCCATCGATCGCATATACGACTTTGTATACGATGCTTTCGTGGGTGTTGCTCTTCTCGTCTACCATGATTTTCAAATCTCCTTGTGCCCTTTGCGGGCTGTTATCATCGCCTGCCACGTTGGTGAGTCTCGAGGGGCATATTTCATCTTCCCTCACAGTGGAAATTATAACATACGTGCCAGTCAATGTCAAGGAAAAATAGAACATTATCAATTATTTCTTGACTTTTTTGGGATGATATGGTATTGTTTTCATCAAGGAGGTGCAAAATCATGAGGCAGGTTACAATTGACGTGAGGGCAGTTAGAAACGAAGTCACCGGATCGCGAAAAGGCAGGGCTATTGCCAACGCCCTCGGCGTGGTCCCTGCTACGGTGTCATACTGGCTTAATGACAAAAAACCGCTGACGCTGGACAGGTTGAACGACATCTGTCGGGTGTTGGGCAAGAATACGGATGATTTTTTAATCATCTCAGAGGACTGAGACTGCCGATTTCAGTCAAGGCTTTATAAATTGAATGCCAGCCGCCCCGACGGACGACCCGTTGGGGCTTTTTTGTGCCCAAGAATCGACCGCTATTATTCACTTGACATTAATCTTGATGGGCTGTATTATTAAAAGATGAGGGGTCAGTTGGTTGATAATCTTATTTATTGGCGGAGTTTCTGGGCGAGACTCCGACACGGTGGATCACACTGCGACGCGCAAGCGGTTCGCGTCATCGCACAGCTTGACGGCGATGCGACCTCATCAAAGCCAGTTGCCTCTGACCGCACTGCCCCGACGTTTAAGCCAGTGACGAAAATCCCGCATCGACCCAAACCGCCGCCAGACCGAGAAGTCAAGTTCAAGCGGCACTGGTAACAGAATGGACTTAGAAAGAAATGGGCTATCATTTAAGTGATGCACAGGTGGAAAAAATCCCTGTATTTCTAATCGAAGCCGACGGCAACATGGCGGCGGTCGGCAGGCGGCTTGGCGTTTCACGCAAAGCCATTTTTGAACGGGTGAGAAAAGACCCCGATCTCCGCGCACTTGTCGATGAGCTAAACGAAACGCTCCTAGATGATTTGGAAACCAACATCCGCAAAATGGCACGGGGAGACGACAAGACCTCCCTAACAGCCTGTATTTTCTTGCTAAAAACACTCGGCAAATCTCGCGGCTACGTCGAGCGCGTTGAACAAGAAACCGTCTCCTTTGAGGAAATCGAACGAGCGATCGCGGCGATGACCGCCGACGAGAAGGCAGAAGCCCGCAAGCGAATCCGGGCGGGCGAGTCCGCTGTCACCGTGTGTCGGGAGATCGCGGCGAGGGAATGAGATGCACGGCGCAACGCAGATCGAGCATAACACACGCGCACTGCTCCTGCTCGACGAAGACGACGAATCAATGTCAGCGTCAGAGCGGCTCTATCGCCAAGACCCTGTTTTACTCCTGAAAGACCGTGAAACATGCCTCCGTGCCATCGAAGAACTCCTGTGGATTGAGAACAAGACGCGGCAAATCGTCCCGCTCGTTCCCAATTCCACCCAACGAAAAATCATCGGCGCAATCTACGACCAGATTGAAGTCGGCAAGCCAGTCCGACTTTTAGACCTCAAGCCCCGACAGCACGGCTCAAGTACAATCATCGGCGCGTACAATTTTCTTCGCGCCGTGTGTGAGCCGAACACGAACGCGCTGATTGCTTCTGAAGAAAAACAGGGTAGCGCGTACAACCTGTTTGAGAAATACGAGCGGTTCGTCAAGAAATTCCCCGTCCACATCCCACTGGACTCAACGCGGCGGGGGCACACGCTCGAACTTGCTGACCCGCTCTCGTCGAATATCCGTGTCGTTGGAGAAAAATCAGTCACGTCGTTCACTTACCAGATGGTGCATTTGAGCGAAGCGGCGTTCTTCTCTGACCTGCGGAAGTTTTTAGCGATGCTCTCGCAGACGGTCCCGAACGACCCGTCAACGGCAATTATCATTGAGACGACCGCCAACCGATACGGCGATGCGTTTCATGAGGAATGGTTGGCCGCAGAGGAAGGAAAGAACGATTATTATCCGCTTTTCCTCGCGTGGTACGAGCACGAAGAATACCAAGCCGCTTTTGAAACCGACGCCGAGCGCGACCTGTTTCGCCGCAATCTCGGACACGGTAAAGCCGACGCCTTCGGCGATGAGCATGCCCTGCTCGAACTCGGCTGCACGCTCGAACAGCTCAACTGGCGCAGATGGGCAATCAAAAACAACTGCCAGCGGAGCGTCGATGAGTTCAACCGTCAGTACCCGACCACCGCACAGAGCGCGTTTTTGGAGTCGGGTCGGACGATGCTCGATGTCGGCTCGCTCACACACTATCTCGAAACCGACGTGTGTGAACCGAAGCGGCGTGGCTATTTCAGCGAAGTCGGCAAGAAGGTCAAATGGCACGATGACCCGATGGGGATTATGTCGATTTGGCGTGATCCGCTTCCGTACCAAGAGTTTGTCATCGGCTCCGACCACGCGGAAGGGCTTTCGACCGGAGATTACAACGCCGCCATCGCGGTGAGTCGCATGCCGTTCGAGCAGGTTGCCACCATTCGCGGTTACGACGGCAGGCAGGTCGGCATCAAGGAATTTGCCGAGCAGCTATACTTGCTCGCTCGGTATTTCAACGACGCGTGGGTCTGCCCTGAAAACGCCAAAGACGGCGGGACGGTCTGCTACGCGCTGACCGAGACGTATCGCTACCACAATGTCCTCGCGGAAAACGTCGTGACGATGACGGCGCGGGGTAGTGACCGCTACGGCTGGAACAACAATGGGCAGACCCGCAAGCGTGGGGTCGGGCTTCTTCAAACGATGTTCACCGATCGTGAGATGATTATCCACGATCGCCGTATCATCGATGAGGGCTTCCAACTCATCGATAAAAACGGCAAAGCCCAAGCCGCCCGCAAGGGCGAGAGTCGTCACCCTGGTCAGCCGGAGACGGGGTTTTATGATGATCTTCTTTTCTCGCTCATCGGTGTGCTACTGGCACTCGAGGCACTGCCAGCGGCAAGGCCGATAGCCGTCCGCCAAGCGGAAGCGGCCCGGCGGGAGGTTGCCAAGCAACACAAAGCGAGGCATCACAAGGAACGGGGGATATTGAATTATGTCTAAGTTTAGCTATGTTCATGTTCAAGCTGTTGAATGCCTCAAAGGCGGCCCCATTGAAATGAGGGCAGACGGCAAGATGTACAATCTGACCCATGAGCCGGGCGAGATGGTCGAGGTCACAGTCCTCCCACTATCTGCGAGTGAAGCTCTATTCGGATTCGCCGCATGGCTGACAACCCGTGAAGATGCCGTTACATTCACTGCGAATCATGACGCGGCAATTGCGGCGGAATTGGTATCAGAGTTTTGTTCGCTTCATGCGTTGGCAGATCCGCGTGACGGATGGGATTTGTTGTTAAAGTGGTAAAGTGCAGGGCATAGAGTATGAAAAACGAGCGAAGCGGCAGACCCCTCGACCAACTTCAATCCGAAGACGACCTCATCGCCGCGTTTAAGGTGATGCTGAACGAGGCGCGGGATAACATCGCCGACCGGGTGAAGAAAGCCCGAAAATCCTACCGCTTTTATCTTGGCAGTCACTATCTGCGCGAGACGGAAGACGGGGATTGGGATGAAGATGAAGTCACGGATATGTATCATATCCCCCGCTTCCAGCGCGACGTGATTTCTCAGGTGGTCGCTGTCTCTCGCCCAATTCTGATGAAGGGTAGACCGAAGTACATCATTGAGGCCGATTACCCCGACGAGCCTGCCGAACTTACGGTCGATGGCCAGACGCATCAGGTGCCCGGCCTCACCGACGCCGATCTTGCACAGAATTGGCAAGAGATTTTTGAGGCAGAGTTGGACTTTCGCGGCGAAGGACTGCTCCAGGCAAACCTGTTGCTGGACGTATTGATAACGGGCGTCGGCTTCCGCAAGCTAAAACCGAATCGCCTAACCGGACGCATCGAAACGCAGCAACTTAACATAACCCAAGTATTGCCCGACCCGTGCGGGTTTGCCACTGACTTCTCGGACTCAAAGTACGTTATCATCGAGCACGAAATGGACGCAGCGGACATTGAGCGCGTCTACGGACTCGACGAGAGCGATTATGCCAACTCCGAAACCGAGTTTACGGCGGCAGGCTCACGCGGGCTATTCCGGCGCGTCATGACGTGGAACGGACGACTCGGCGGCGCGAATTACGACCTGTCGCAAGCCAAAGAAAAATGGGCGAGGCGACGGTACCCGGTCTATGAAGTTTGGTATAATCAGGGCACGCCGCTTATGGTACAGGAAGGCAAGCGTGAGCCGAAATCACTCAAGTATCCACGCGGTCGCTTGCTCGTCATCGTCAATGGCAAAAAGGTCGCATTCGACGACCATAACCCGTACTGGCACGGCGAGTATCCGATTGTCGCTTATGAGGCCGACCCGCTCCCTCATCGGTTTCACGGCATGAGCGAAACCGAACGGCTACTTGACCCGCAGATGATGATCAACATACTCCAAAACATGATCCTGCTCAACGCGATGTTGGCAGGAAATAATCAATGGATGTATGAAGAAGGCGCGGTCATGAGCGAGTATTTAACCAATGAGCCGGGGTTGATGATACCCGTTGCGCCCGGCGCATTGAGTCGCGGCATGATTCAGCGTGTTGAGCCGGGCAAGGTGTCCAGCGACGTGTTTGCGATACTTCAGGACTTGCAAAATCATACAAAACAGGATTTAGGGCAAGCTGAGGACGTGCTGGTAGGCAGGTCGTTGCCTGCGTCTGCATCGGGACGTGCGATAGACTTTCGTCAGCAGGCCGCGCTGACAAGCAAAGGGTTTGCAATTGAGATGCTCGACGTCGGGCATCAGCGCAACGCACGGCTAGAAATGAGTATACTTCAGCAGTTCGCCGACTTCGATGACCCGCGAATCACGAAGAACCTGTTTTTTGGGGAGCATCTGGGTTGGGTTGAGTCGATGCGCGAACTGCTTTACGACGTGACGGTAGAATCAAAGGCCGACTTGCCGCATTCGACGATGGCACGGATTCAGCAAGGGATGAACCGACTTCAGCTCGGCGTCTACGACCTTGAAGAATTTATGCGGTTCACAGGCATGAAGGTCAGGCCG